CAAAACCAATTTCAGCCAGTGCCTCGTCCATTTTTTCGATGAACTCCGGCACCATCTCGTCAAAACTCGCCATGTACTTTTCATTCCGCTCAATCACGACATAATGCAGGCCTTCACGCTTCATGCGCGGGTCATAGTTGGCAAAGTACCAGGCATCTTTTCGTGTCACCCACATGCTGTACTGCACCTGGGCCATGTAAGCCGATTTTATGGCCTCGAAACCACCGAGCCGGAACTTCATGAAATCCCGGGAGGTAAACGGGCATTTCAGCTCAAGGCCGTTGCCGTCACTGCATAAACCATCGGGAGAGCAGGCGGTGCGCATACTTTCGTCGCGATAGATGATCGGGGATTCAGTAACATTCACGCCGGAAGTGAACTCAAAGAGGGTTCTGGCGTCGTTCTCGTACTGTTTTCCCCAGGCCAGAGCCTTAGCGTTAACTTCCGGAGCCACACCGGTGCAAACCTCAGCCAGCAGGGTGTGGAAGTAGGACATTTTCATGTCAGGCCACTTCTTTCCTGATCGGGGTTTTGCTATTACGTTGTGAATTTCTGAAGCTGTGATGACGCCGAGCCGTAATTTGTGCCACGCATCATCTCCCTGTTCGACAGCTCTCACGTCGATCCCAGTACGCTGCAGGATAATGTCCGGTGTCATGCTGCCACCTTCTGTTCAGTGGCTTTTTGTTTCAGGAATCCAAGAGCTTTTACTGCTTCGGCCTGTGTCAGTTCTGACGATGCACGAATGTCGCGGCGAAATATCTGGGAACAGAGCGGCAATAAGTCGTCATCCCATGTTTTATCCAGGGCGATCAGCAGAGTGTTAATTTCCTGCATGGTTTCATCGTTAACCGGAGTGATGTCGCGTTCCGGCTGACGTTCTGCAGTGTATGCGGTATTTTCGACAATGCGCTCGGCTTCATCCTTGTCATAGATACCAGCAAATCCGAAGGCGAGACGGGCACACTGAATCATGGCTTTATGCCGTAACATCCGTTTGGGATGCGACTGCCACGGCCCCGTGATTTCTCTGCCTTCGCGGGTTTTGAATGGTTCGCGGCGGCATTCATCCATCCACTCGGTAACGCAGATCGGATGATTACGGTCCTTGCGGTAAATCCGGCATGTGCAGGATTCATTGTCCTGCTCAAAGTCCATGCCATCAAACTGCTGGTTTTCGTTGATGATGCGGGACCAGCCATCAACGCCCACCACCGGAACGATGCCGTTCTGCTTATCAGGGAAGGCGTAAATTTCTTTCGTCCACGGATTAAGGCCGTACTGGTTGGCGACGATCAACAATGCGATGAACTGCGCATCGCTGGCATCACCTTTAAATGCCGTCTGGCGAAGAGTGGTGATCAGTTCCTGTGGGTCGACAGAATCCATGCCGACACGTTCAGCCAGCTTCCCTGCCAGCGTTGCGAGTGCTGTACTCATCCGTTTTATACCTCTGAATCAATATCAACCTGGTGGTGAGCAATGGTTTCAACCATGTACCGGATGTGTTCTGCCATGCGCTCCTGAAACTCAACATCGTCATCAAACGCACGGGTAATGGCTTTTTTGCTGGCCCCGTGGCGTTGCAAATGATCGATGCATAGCGATTCAAACAGGTGCTGGGGCAGGCCTTTTTCCATGTCGTCTGCCAGTTCTGCCTCTTTCTCTTCACGGGCGATCTGCTGGTAGTAACGCGCCCAGCTCTGAGCCTCAAGACAATCCTGAATGTAATAAGCGTTCATGGCTGAACTCCTGAAAATGGCTGTGAAAATATCGCCCGCGAAATGCCAGGCTGATTAGGAAAACAGGAAAGGGGATTAGCGATTCAGGCCGTTACCGCGTCCGTCGAGAAAAACTTCCACGAGCAAATCACGGGTATAAGTGCGCTCGATGCCGCGATGCAGATAAAGCCGTCCGCGTAAATTAGCTGATGCAGTCCAGGTACCATCTTTGTGTTTGACCAGCATTCCTGGCATGACCGCACCTCGATTAACGGTCTGCGTTCCGTAATGTTGATGAACCATAAAAACTCCTGCCCGTAAGCTGGGCTGCTGAACATATAGAGACTTCTGCGCGTATTCAGGCGGTGGATGGCCGCCGGTTGTCATAACTAAGTCGCCTCGTTGAAGCGACTGAGGTATGAAGTGTTGAGTTGATTTCAGCTGGTCACACCGACGTTCACGCGTCCGCTTCACCCCTCGCACTCCCCGGAGCCTGCTGAAATTCAAGCTGCGGATCTAAGCGGTCATCGCAACGGTGAAGTTATAAATTTTGTGATACCAACATCGATGCAATAGCATGACAATAGCAATGGCTATTGGTGTAGTCAATAGCAATTAGTATTGATAATGTTTGATATACTTGTTCTGATTGATAATTAAATGAATTTTTATAAAAAAGAGTATGAAGACTTATTGGTGTGGCTGAAATTTGTACAGCTTTAATGTGCCTCGTGACAGAGGGGCATCGGGTTGTGGTGAACTCGGTAGGTTGGCAGCAAATTTAATCGAATATTGGTAGTCTGAGTTCTTATGTGTATTTTTTTAGTCAGTTGCTAAATGATACATAAATGACTTATTAGCCCCGCCATCGCTTTGTACGGGGCGTTTATTTAATTTATCTTTTCAACATTTCCATGAATCAACAAGTCGTAGGCAAGAAATAGTTTCCTATACTGGGTTTTTAAATTGTCAACGTCGCATGCCTTGAATTGAACAAACGCTTCTTTTTTAACATAATCTTCAATCTCCTCTTTGGGGATATTTTTTATGTTCTTAATGACTATAGACAATTCTTTGTACTTTTTGAACGTTGCATCCTTTATATCTTTGATGTTGGTGTAAATTTTATTTGCATTGATTTTATCTAAGGTGATTTTATTGAGCAAGTCGTCTAGTTTTCCGTGGCGTTCAATGCGTTGATTTAGTTTTAACACATATTTAGCTGGCAAACTTAACTCTTTCAAATTACATGAGGTTATAGTTTTTGAAAATGGAAGTTGTAATGAGTTTACTGAACCTAATATGAAATCTATGGCTAATTTATTAGATATTTCATTTTTATTAAATAAGTAGTCTTCAAGATAATTTATTTCTTTAACTTGTGTGAATACATACTTTTTATCGCCTAGAGCAACAACTAAATTTTTTCCTTGTTTAACACTTTCTTCAAGTCTGTCTAAGTCAGAAGGTGAAACCAATAGAGTATCTAAGTGCCCTTTTTCACCCTCATTAATGATAAGTGTTTTAATGGCTCTTTGATACCTTAAAACATCATAAGGTGAGAGCCCTTCATCAACAGCACTGATCTCATCATAGATCTGTTTATAGTTATCTGTTTTAACAGATGTATATGTAATTTGTAGCTGTTGATCGGTAATCTGTTTTGGTACTACTTCTTGTTCATTCTCTTTATATTCAATCAAAATTATTCTTTCAGCTGATTTTCGACCATCTTCTCTAGGTAGTTGTGAGGAAAAATCAGAAAGAAGTTTCTTTACATTCCTGTCAGTTAAAGAATATCCAAGAAAAACTATTGGATTTTTAATCATGTTAGATAGTATCTTGGCACTAATGAGTATAGATTTGTTGTCATATTTTTCGTAATCATCTTTATTTATGATTATTGAGTGTGGATCCTTTATATCACCATGGATTTTGTATAACTCACTCCATCCAATGGTATCTTCGAAAAAACCATTATTTCCAATATAGAGTTTTGGAGTTACATTTTGCTCTTGAAGTAAATTTTCTATGAAAGCATCATAATTTGTAGTGATGATTATCTTGGCCTTTTTTATTAATGTTTTAAATGATGCTAATTCATCAAGATTTACATCCTTTCTGATTGTGTTATTAGAAAATCTTTGGCATATGGCGTATTTAAATGGTGAAATATCTTCACTAAAAACCCTCTTGGCATCTAGTCCATTTAATTTTAATTTGCCAGTCCTAAACAATAGATTGTAATCATTTTCAATTTTACTTGCTGCCTCTGTATAAATCTTATGATCGATATCATTATCACTGTTATTTTTATGTGATTCTTTTATTGTTAAAAGATAACTATAGAAATCATTTGTGGGATTTGTTATTTTCCAATACTCGTTTAATAGCTCTTCCCACGTTGGGTAGTTCTCTAAATATCTTTTTGAAATGCCTGAGCCAATAAAGACTATTGGGTAATTTTTGAATTCAAAATTTTTTTTGACATATCCATATACCTTAAGCTCTGCTTGAAACATCCATTCTATAAATTATGAGGATGTCAGCATGTCTCACCAAAACATCATCTGGTTATCTTGATGAAATCTGTCATTAATAATCTACCCATGTTTTCTATATGTCTGTGGCATGCTCCCAATAACTTTCCCAAATATAAATACCCGATTCATTTCGTCTTTTTCGATCGGGTCCCACGGTGAGTAGCTCTTGTTATCAGAGATAACCAGCAGCTTATCCTTCATCATTTGCAGGCGCTTTACATGGGCTGTGTCGTCGTACAGAAACGCATAGATACCATCACCGTCGAAAGATTTAACAGTGATATCAACGAACAGAAGATCACCTGGTTCGATCGTTCCTGACATGCTGTCACCGCGTACGTTAATGATGCGGATATTTTCTGCCTTCCTGCCATCGAACATGTGACGAGCATCGTCAAACGAGTACTCAACCGAGCGTAGGACTTCTACAAACTCACGGTTGATGACACCCGGCCCAGCACTGACTTCTATATCAAGAACGTCAATCTTGAAGTATTTGGAATGGTTGACAGCAGGCTTCCCTGATTGTTGACCGTCATTTCTCATCGGGCCTATGCCTGATGAGAGCCACTCTGTTCGAACACCCAATGCATTAGCTATTTCAACAATTTTTGTTGAGCCGCGTGCGTTGCCGCTTGTCAGTCTCCAGATTGTGGGTTGAGCTACGCCAGACGCCTTTGCAAGAGCGCCTTGAGACATTCCAGATTGTTCCATCGCTAGGTTTAAGCGATCAGCAAGAGTTTCTTTTTTCATAAGTTTTAATTTATACGCTTGCGTATTGATGGTCAAAACACGTTTTGCTATTGATTGGATTAATATGCATTGCTATTATCCATTCATTGTAATACCAATAGGAATTGATAATGACAAATCAAACCATTCAACTCGCAATCAGTATTACAGGTAGTCAAAAACGACTGGCAGATCTATGCGGTGTAGCCCACTGTTTGGCGTTGGCTACACGGTGGCGGAATTGATGCCCGCTATGTAATGAAAATTGTCTCAGCCACTGGTGGAAAGATTAAACCAGCAGATATTCGTCCCGACCTTGCACCATTGTTTAACGCGAGTAATTCTGCCGCCTAAACTGCGGCGTTAACTGATAAGGCAATGATTATGCAACCACTTACATACCAACAGACTAGCGGATTTAGCCCGACTGCGGTGATAAATCGTTCTCAAATAAAACAGGTGCCAGGCCACGAAAAAATCCGTGATGCCGTCCGCGCCTGGTCGGCTGTAGATAATCAGGATGTCGTTGCCACACTCATTGTGAATGAGTATCGGGAGCAGGGCGGCGGCACCATCGATTTCCCTGATGATGTCAGCCGTACACGCCAGAAGCTGTTCCGCTTCCTCGATAACAAATTCGATTCTGAAAAATACCGAAATAACGTGCGTGAACTGACCCCGGCAATTCTGGCGGTACTACCGCTGGAATATCGCGGTTACCTGGTTGAGCAGGATAGCTTCATGGCTAGGTTGGCTGAAATGGAAAAGGAACTCAGTGAGGCAAAACAGGCTGTCATTCTCAACGCACCACGCCACCAGAAACTGAAGGAGATGAGTGAAGGTATTGTGTCGATGTTTCGTGTGGACCCGGATCTGGCTGGTCCATTGATGGCGATGGTTACCACCATGTTGGGGGCAATATGACAGGTTTAAAAATGGCGAAAGTCGGTCTGCGGGAACAGAACCGACTTTCAGGTGCAAATCGTAACACACTCATTGCGGGAGGAATTATGGCAAACACTGCTGAGATATTCAATTTTCCTGTGCCGGATGCGGCACAAAAGGAGCCGCGCGTGGCAGATCTCGATGATGGTTATACGCGCATTGCAAATGAGTTGCTGGAAGCTGTAATGCTGGCCGGATTAACACAGCACCAGCTTCTGGTCTTCCTGGCTGTCATGCGCAAAACATACGGCTTTAATAAAAAACTGGATTGGGTGAGCAACGAGCAACTTTCCGAGTTGACCGGGATATTGCCGCACAAGTGTTCTGCTGCAAAAAGTGTTCTGGTAAAGCGTGGGATTTTTATTCAGAGCGGGCGGAATATAGGCATTAATAATGTGGTCAGTGAATGGTCAACATTACCCGAATCAGGTAAGAAAAATAAAGTTTACCTGAAAGAGGTAAATTTACCTGAATCAGGTAAGAAAAGTTTACCCAAATCAGGTAAAGGCACTTACCCGAATCAGGTAAACACAAAAGACAAACTAACAAAAGACAATATAAAACCTTATTCGTCCGAGAATTCTGGCGAATCCTCTGACCTGCCAGAAAACGACCTTCCTGTGGTGAAAGCGGATGCTGCGATTCAGAACGGCAGCAAGTGGGGGACAGCAGAAGACCTGACCGCCGCAGAGTGGATGTTTGACATGGTGAAGACCATCGCGCCATCAGCCAGAAAACCGAATTTTGCAGGGTGGGCTAACGATATCCGTCTGATGCGTGAACGTGATGGACGTAACCACCGCGACATGTGTGTACTGTTCCGCTGGGCCTGCCAGGACAACTTCTGGTCCGGTAACGTGCTGAGTCCGGCCAAACTCCGCGACAAGTGGACCCAGCTCGAAATCAACCGAAACAAGCAACAGGCTGGCGTGACAGCCGGCAAACCAAAACTCGACCTGACGAACACTGACTGGATTTACGGGGTGGATTTATGAAAAACATCGCCGCACAGATGGTTAACTTTGACCGTGAGCAGATGCGTCGGATCGCCAACAACATGCCGGAACAGTACGACGAAAAGCCGCAGGTACAGCAGGTAGCGCAGATAATCAACGGTGTATTCAGCCAGTTACTGGCAACTTTCCCGGCGAGCCTGGCTAATCGTGACCAGAACGAACTGAACGAAATCCGCCGCCAGTGGGTTCTGGCTTTCCGGGAAAACGGGATCACCACGATGGAACAGGTGAGCGCCGGAATGCGTGTTGCCCGTCGGCAGAATAGACCATTTCTGCCATCACCCGGGCAGTTTGTTGCATGGTGCCGGGAAGAAGCATCCGTTAACGCCGGGCTGCCAAACGTCAGCGAGCTGGTTGATATGGTTTACGAGTATTGCCGGAAGCGTGGCCTGTATCCGGATGCAGAGTCTTATCCGTGGAAATCGAACGCGCATTACTGGTTGGTTACCAACCTGTACCAGAACATGCGGGCCAATGCGCTGACTGACGCGGAATTACGGCGCAAGGCTGCCGATGAACTGACCTGTATGACAGCGCGAATTAACCGTGGTGAGACGATACCTGAACCAGTAAAACAACTTCCTGTTATGGGCGGTAGACCTCTAAATCGTGCACAGGCTCTGGCGAAGATCGCAGAAATCAAAGCTAAGTTTGGGCTGAAAGGAGCAAGTGTATGACGGGCAAAGAAAGATTCTTCGTTACTTGAAGAAATACAGTGTTTATTGTTCTTTTGAGATGTTGCGAAAACAGGAATTACCACGGTAAACATTTTGTAGCTGACCCATGCATTGATGAAATATTGTGGGTATTTAATAGAGCATAATTATCAAGTTGCGTAAGATGTGGAGTAATGGTATGGGCGGTGTTAGCACCGCCTTTAATTAAAGCTCAGAAAGCTGTGATAATATTTTTTCTGGAGTGGTTTCGTTGGAAATGCTAAATAATACAGCACCTTTGACTGATTCATCTCTCATTTCAATTTCACATGAATTATGGTTGTATGAGATTGCATAATTTTTTAATGTTCTTTCGCTTTGCCACCACACCATATTTGCAAGACTTCCGTTATACGTTCTTATCTCGATTGATCCGGGCAGGGCTTTCCAGATAACACCTCCTAGCAATGTAAGAGCGGCTGCACCAACATTTTTTGCATGATGGTTAGAACGTTCCATTACCCCTTCAGCATAACGATGAAGAATCTCTATGTCAGTCGCTTTGATAGTCATGTTATTTCCATGTAATTGCTGTGTGAAACGTAGTGTTAGTTAGGTGTTAGCAGAATATAGCATCAAAGTCGAAACCGGTAGAAAAAATATTGGTGATTATTTCGCTGCATTTGGAACTGGAACAACAATGATTATTAGCATGATTGCTTTTTCCAGTCATAAGAATGAGTCGTGTTAATTTTTCTATTCAATAGGAAATTATCATGTCATCAGAATATGAACAACTACGGTGACTTCTGCGCTAAACGGGGACGTTTATGCGCACATACAATCCAAACTCTCTTCTCCCTCCACAGATGCAGAAATACACCTGCGATTTTTTGCATTCGGTGTTTTTGGCAGCCAAGAACAGGGAGTCTCTGTTTGTCTGGCGGCTAAAGGTGATATGGAAATCGTGATGTCTTAGCCTAAAGTAGTTGCAACAGTTGGAGCGATTATGGTGGTAGTAGTGATCATCGCGCCCCCCATATGCAAGGGTTGACGACATTATTTATCCGGCGCTATATTCTGTGCGTTGCCGCAAAATCGGCACACGGGATTGGCGTCCCGGACATCAAAACGACGCATAACCGCGTTCGCGGTTTTTTTATGCGCAGTGCACGTCTACACAAAAATTATGGTGGGCTGTGTGAGGGCTTCTTCGGAAGCGCCGGATTTCGTTTTGACCGGTTACGCCAACCTTGCACAGTCCACCACCAGTCGATTGGCGTCGTCGGTGGTGATAGCTCAAATTCAAAACGAGATTATCGCTATGGTCACTCAGCTCGCATTCCGCGATGTAAAATTCACTCCTATAAATCACAACAACCAGATCTGGTTTACCAGCAAAGAATTGGCGGCAGCATTAAAATATGCCAGCACCAAAGCAGTAACCGACATCTACAACAAAAATATTGATGAGTTTACTGACGGAATGTCTCAGGTCGTCGAATCAACGACCTCAGGAAATTATCGTAAGAAGACTCGCATTTTCTCCCTCCGTGGCGCCCATCTGATCGCCATGTTCGCCCGCACTCCTGTGGCCAAAGAATTCCGCCGCTGGGTGCTGGATATTCTTGATCGAGAAATTCAACAATCCCCAATCACAAAACAATTCACTGATAACGAACTTTGCACACTTGCTTGGTTATGGCGGGCAAGTGACACAATGTTAACCGCTTGCCAAAACGTCACTCCGCTTCTTCAGGTAGCAGAACACCGCGAAGCCGGTCGCTTCACTTCAATCGAACAAGAATATCCCCGGATACTCAATAAGGCACAGGCAATCCTTGCCAGAGAAACGGCACATGTAAAATTCCGGCCGTGGCAGGATGATAAGTGGAGTCGAGTATTGACGCATTTACGTTCTGAACGGCTGTAATAAAGTTGCGGGAGAGAAATGCCGCTAGTATTTTGTAATTAATTGAATGCTGACGGTTTAATGAGAAGTCAAGAACACTACTTGTACTATAATCGTTCGATGTTAGTGAGGGTTTGATGCAAAAAATGAAGTGATTGACCCTAAATTTGCGCGATCAGCGACAGATTGTACACCGAGATCCTGTGGGCTGGAATTTGCAGAGAAATACCGAAAATGATATCCAATATTGTTTTCAGTTCCTACATCATACCTGATAAGGGTATAATCATAAAAATTAGGATAATTCAAGTTATAATTGTATGAATAAAAACGACCTTGAAGCATTATCTGACACTAGGCTTAATGAGGCCAAATGCTTGCTTGATCATGGCTTTTTTCATGGTGCATATTATCTTTGTGGGTATGCAGTTGAATGTGCATTGAAGGCCTGTATTGCCAAGTCATTTTTACAACATGAGTTTCCAAACAAAAAAGTCGTAAATGATTCATATACTCATGATTTGTCGCAACTTCTCAAAATTGCCAACTTACATCAAATTTTGATTGCTGACGCAAAAAATGATGTTTCGTTGGAGATTAACTGGTCGGTCGTTAAAGACTGGAGCGAGCAATTTAGATACGACAATAACATAAGTAAAGCTATGGCCGAACAATTGTTTGATGCTGTAGGTGACCAAAATTCTGGAGTTTTGAAATGGGTAAAAGCACACTGGTAATCGGCAGAGAGTTGACAAAAGATATGGAATTCTCAGGTCAATTTTTGTTAAAAAAACTCAAGTTACAGAATTTAACTATTGATGCTGCAATGTGGTTTTATTACCCAGATCTATCTTGGAGATATATTTTAGTTATCAGTGACTTCTCAGAACGTGGGCCGGCAGAAATATATAGAAAAATCAGTGAGATAAATAGAAATAGCATATCAAAAAAGTATAAGCCGATACCATTAGAAGCAATTGAGGCTAAGGGGGATTCAGCTTTTGTTTATAAAATGTTAAAAGGATTTGCTAGAGTCAACGATGGTAAAGTTCGCGTTTCTAATTCTATGGTAAATGGTTTAGAAATCGTTGACTGTCTGATCTATGAGTTAAAATAAGAAATCTCTTACTGGGTATCATTATTGTTTAAATGACTTTTGATTTTCAATAATCAACTTGTCATAATTAAGTCACCGGAGTTTGAACTCCTCCGGTGACTTCTGCGCTAAACGGGGACGTTTATGCGCACATACAATCTAAACTATCTTCTCCCGTCACAGATGCAGAAATGCACCTGCGATTTTCTTTATCCAGCGTTTGACCTCTGCGGAGGTGAAGCGTGAACCTCCCACAAGACGGCATCAAACTGCATCGCGGTAACTTCACCGCTATCGGTCAGCAGCTCCAGCCTTATTTGGAAGACGGCAAGTGCTTTCGCATGGTGCTTAAACCGTGGCGCGAGAGACGCAGTCTTTCCCAGAATGCACTTAGCCACATGTGGTACAGCGAAATCAGTGAATACCTTATCCGCAGGGGGAAATCGTTCGCTACCGCAGCATGGGTAAAAGATGCTCTCAAACACACATACCTCGGTTATGAAACCAAGGACCTGGTTGATGTCGTAACCGGCGAAATCACTACTATCCAGTCGTTACGCCATACCTCCGATCTTGATACCGGAGAGATGTATGTCTTCCTGTGTAAGGTTGAAGCCTGGGCGATGAATATTGGCTGCCACCTGACTATTCCGCAGAGCTGCGAGTTCCAGCTGCTGCGCGACAAGCAGGAGGCGTAATGGCTACACCGCTTATTCGTGTCATGAACGGACACATCTACAGAGTACCAAATCGTCGTAAGCGTAAGCCTGAGCTAAAACCATCCGAAATACCAACACTGCTCGGATATACCGCCAGCCTGGTTGATAAAAAATGGTTGCGACTGGCAGCAAGGAGGAATCATGGCTGATTTGAGAAAAGCAGCGCGTGGTCGCGAATGCCAGGTAAGAATCCCTGGCGTATGCAATGGCAACCCTGAAACGTCTGTACTGGCACATATCCGGCTGGCTGGACTGTGTGGCACCGGTATTAAACCGCCAGACCTTATTGCCACCATTGCCTGTTCTGCCTGTCACGACGAAATCGACCGCCGCACGCATTTTGTCGATGCTGAGTACGCAAAAGAATGCGCGCTGGAAGGTATGGCGAGAACGCAGGTTATCTGGCTGAAAGAGGGGGTAATCAAGGCGTGAATACCTACAGCATCACATTACCCTGGCCTCCGAGCAATAATCGCTATTACCGCCATAATCGCGGGCGCACGCACGTCAGCGCAGAGGGGCAGGCATACCGCGATAACGTCGCCCGAATCATTAAAAACGCAATGCTGGATATCGGCCTGGCTATGCCTGTGAAAATCCGCATTGAGTGCCACATGCCGGATCGCCGTCGCCGTGACCTGGATAATCTGCAAAAAGCCGCTTTTGACGCACTCACTAAAGCAGGTTTCTGGCTGGATGATGCTCAGGTCGTTGATTACCGCGTTGTGAAGATGCCTGTTACCAAAGGTGGGAGGCTGGAACTGACCATCACCGAAATGGGGAATGAATGATGTTTGAGTTTAATATGGCAGAACTTCTTCGCCACCGCTGGGGGCGTCTGCGCTTATATCGTTTCCCCGGTTCTGTTTTGACCGATTACCGAATACTGAAGAATTACGCCAAAACCCTGACAGGAGCAGGAGTATGAAGTCAGAGATAACAATCAACTAATACTGTTTTGTTGATTTTTGCTTGTAATTGGCGTTCTGGTCTGATTTTTGTGGAGTAAGTTGATGCGTGATATTCAGATGGTTCTTGAGCGTTGGGGAGCGTGGGCGGCTAATAATCATGAAGATGTGACCTGGTCGTCCATTGCCGCCGGTTTTAAGGGACTGATCCCCGAAAAAGTAAAATCACGCCCGCAGTGCTGTGACGATGATGCGATGGTGATATGCGGGTGTATAGCCCGCCTTTACCGGAACAATCGCGATCTGCATGACTTGCTGGTTGATTATTACGTGTTGGGGGAGACGTTCATGGCGCTGGCACGGAAACATGGGTGCTCTGACACCTGTATAGGTAAACGCCTTCACAAAGCGGAGGGGATTGTTGAAGGCATGCTGATGATGCTGGGAGTGAGGCTTGAGATGGATCGGTATGTTGAGCGTGAATTGCCGGGAGGGAGAACCTCTGTATTTTATCAGCGAAAAAATAGTTTACGATCGTAAAAATCTGCATATCATGATAAGAGTGGTTACATTGCCACGCTGCTTAACCCGCCGATGCGCGGGTTTTTTTGTACCCAGAATCCTGTGAGCTATACGGAAAGTACACAGAAAGGAAGGTGCGACCACAATTAATAACAAAATCTTAAAAATTGCACATGGCACTATTAGTTTTCTAAATATTGTGTATTTTTTGTATTGCAGGATGACCCTGTAACGAAGTTTGCGTAACAGCATTTTGCTCTACGAGTTTGCCAGCCTCCCCCAGTGGCTGGCTTTTTTATGTCCGTAGCGTCAAAGCAGCAATGTCGCTGGGGCGTCGTGCAATTGGCGTTGAGCTGGAGACTGAACGTTTTGAGCAGACGGTCAGGGAAGTTCAGGATTTAGTCAGTCAGAACGGATGATATTGCAGGATTAGTTACGTACCGTTATTATCCTGCGCCCGGCCCTTTAGCTCAGTGGTGAGAGCGAGCGACTCATAATCGCCAGGTCGCTGGTTCAAATCCAGCAAGGGCCACCATATTACATACCGCTATTAGCTCATCGGGACAGAGCGCCAGCCTTCGAAGCTGGCTGCGCGGGGTTCAAGTCCCCGATGGCGGTCCATTATCGGTATTCAGCGTTGTTAGCTCAGCCGGACAGAGCAATTGCCTTCTAAGCAATCGGTCACTGGTCCGAATCCAGTACAACGCGCCACACCACACTTATCTGCCCTGACTCTCTTTTGCGGGCTTTTTATTACAGGAAAGACACCGGACAGTGAAATGTTAAATGCCTCACAATTCAGGCAGTTGAATGTTGCCTGACATGCTGAGCGTTTGTTAAAAAAATTTCGCATGGTGAATCCCCCTGTGCGGAGGGGCAATCAGCAACCAGGTATATGTGATAATCGCGGATTCAGGTGCTGATACTGAATTCACCGGGAGGCACCCGGCACCATGCAAGAAAAAGAATGTGCATGCAAACATGCCCCTCTCCGGAGGGGCTTTTTTATGGGTAAAAAATGCCCGAATGGGTTCGGGCAATAGCATGAGATACTGATATTGTTGTGTTGTTATCGTGTGGATTTTAACCAGGGTTTATCAGGCTGCGCAACTGCGTGGCCTTTTTTCATTTCTTGGGCTGTAGTCCCCGTGTGTCATTCAGGCTTCCGGACTACAGCCCACTCCATATCTGATTTAATACACTATCCCGGCCGGGAGGAATAATGACATTTAAACATTATGATGTTGTCAGGGCGGCGTCGCCGTCAGACCTTGCTGATGCACTTGCGCAAAAAATTCGTGAAGGATGGCAACCATACGGTGGGCCGTTTTCTTCGTATACGGATGATGGCGCAGCACTTATTCAGGCGATTGTCGCAGAAGGTGATGTGAGCACACCTGTTGTGGTGAAGCTGACAGGTGGAGAAGGTGCAGTAATCAGCGCCACCAGAGACCCGGAGTATTACTTTATTGTGGTTCTGGCGGGGCAGTCAAACAGCATGGCATATGGTGAAGGCCTTCCGCTGCCGGAGACATATGACCGTCCGGACCCGCGTATTAAGCAGCTGGCGCGCCGCAGTACGGTGACACCGGGCGGTGTCGCCTGTAAATATAACGACATCATTCCGGCGGACCATTGTCTGCATGATGTGCAGGACATGAGCCGCCTTAACCATCCGAAAGCGGACCTGTCAAAGGGGCAGTACGGAACCGTGGGGCAGGGGCTGCATATCGCCAAAAAATTGCTGCCGTTTATACCGGCGAATGCGGGCATTCTGCTGGTTCCGTGCTGTCGTGGTGGTTCAGCGTTCACCACCGGAGCTGATGGCACATACAGTGACGCGAGTGGTGCTTCGGAGAATTCAACCCGCTGGGGTGTGGACAAGCCGCTGTATAAGGACCTTATCGGTCGAACAAAAGCAGCACTGAAGAAGAACCCGAAAAATGTGCTGTTTGCCGTGGTGTGGATGCAGGGGGAATTTGATTTTGGCGGTACGCCGGCAAATCACGCAGCACAGTTTGGTGCGCTGGTTGATAAATTCCGTGCAGACCTGGCGGATATGGCAGGTCAGTGCGTCGGTGGCTCTGCTGACGGTGTTCCCTGGATATGCGGGGACACGACGTATTTCTGGAAGCAGAAGAACGAAGCCACCTACCAGACGGTGTACGGCAGCTACAAAAACAAACGGAAAAAATATCCATTTCGTACCGTTCATGACGGATGAGAACGGGGTGAATGTGCCGACGAACAAACCGGAAGAAGACCCGGACATTCCGGGTATCGGATATTACGGTTCGAAATGGCGTGACAGCTCAGCCACCTGGACGTCACAGGACAGGGCGAGCCATTTCAGCGCCTGGGCACGCCGTGGGATTATTTCCGACCGTCTGGCAACGGCGATTTTGCGCCATGCGGGAAGAGTGGCGCTAAACGCGGGGGCATCATCGACAGTATCAGAGGTGCGCCCGTCATCGCCTTCCGGTGCAGAAGCCACAGGCGTCACAACACTGCTCTCTTACCTTGCCAGCGAGTCAGAGGGAAGCCTGAAAGTACAGGGATGGTCAGCCAGTGGCGGCAGGGCAGAAGTGGTCAGCGATGCGGAGGGAACCGGAGGTAAGGCAGTGAAGCTGACCAAGGAGGCCGGTAAAAGCAGCTGGGTGCTGGAGTACGCCGCGGGCAACGGTGCGGCTCTGTTACAGAAAGGGGGGCAGATTCGCTGCCGCTTTAAGGTTTCGGGAGCGCTGGCTGCGAACCAGTATGTTATGGCGTTTTACTGGCCGGTATCTTCACTGCCACAGGGCGTTGCCCTGACCGGAGACGGGGGGAATAACCTGCTGGCAGCGTTCTACATCCAGACAGATGCAAAAGACCTGAATGTGATGTACCACAATGCGAAAGTGGCGACAAACAACCTGAAACTGGGAACCTTTGGCGCATTTGATAACGAATGGCATACGCTGGCTTTCCGCTTTGCCGGGAATAACAGCCTTCAGGTGACGCCGGTTATTGATGGTCAGGATGGCACACCGTTCACGCTGACGCAGTCACCGGTCAGTGCATTTGCGGCGGATAAACTGCATGTGACAGACATTACCAGGAATGCGACTTACCCGGTGCTGATTGACAGCATTGCGGTGGAAGTGAACAGCACAGACACTGCGGCATGATAAAAAAACCGCCAGCGACAGGAATGGACGCTGGCGGTGGTAATACCTATGGAGAAAAAATAAAGGAACGATACTTTCGTGCTCTGGTTTTTTAAATGAAAACAGTTCTTATTGTCAACAATAACGGAAAGAAATTATGACATTTCTGAACCAGTTAATGCTGTACTTCTGTACGGTGGTCTGTGTGCTGTATCTCCTTTCGGGTGGATACCGGGCCATGCGTGACTTCTGGCGCAGACAGATTGACAAAAGGGCCGCTGAGAAAATCAGCGCCAGTCAGTCAGCCGGAAGCAAACCCGAAGAGCCGCTCATTTAGCGGCAACTTTCTTAATCACACCTTTCGACGAGAAAATCCCATGTCAGAAATTACATCCCTGGTCACTGCTGAAGCAGTGAAGGAAGTCCTGCGCTCTGAAGAAGTCCGGAGCGCACTGAAACAGAAACTTCGCCATAACCTGGAAGCGCGTCTTGATGCAGAGGTTGATGCCATTCTGGATGAGCTGCTGGGCGCACCGGCAGCTCCGGAGCCGGAAGGCATCGCGGGTGAGGGGAGTGCTTCAGATAGCGGTGACCCCACACCGGACAGCGACATGATGATGTAAGCATGCGTCAGGGACCATCGGTGTGTGCCGGTGGTCTTTTTATTGTTGTGAGCTTCCGGATTGCGGGAGACGGGGTATGTACCAGATGGAAAAAATCACAACAGGTGTGTCATACACCACGTCAGCGGTGGGAACGGGCTACTGGTTCCTGCAGTTGCTGGACAGGGTTTCCCCGTCTCAGTGGGCGGCAATAGGCGTGCTGGGGAGTCTGCTGTTTGGGCTGCTGACATATCTGACGAACCTGTATTTCAAGATTAAAGAAGACCGGCGTAAGGCGGCACGGGGAGAGTAAGCTGATGAGCAGGAAACTCCGCTATGGTTTATCGGCTGCCGTTCTGGCGCTGATTGCCGCAGGTGCTTCTGCGCCTGAAATCCTCGACCAGTTTCTGGATGAAAAGGAAGGTAACCACACCACAGCATACCGTGATGGTGCGGGTATCTGGACCATCTGCCGTGGAGCCACCCGGGTGGATGGTAAGCCTGTTATTCCTGGCATGAAGCTGTCGAAGGAAAAATGCGACCGGGTTAACGCCATTGAGCGTGATAAGGCGCTGGCATGGGTGGAGAAAAACATCAAAGTGCCGCTGACCGAACCCCAGAAAGCGGGGATCGCGTCATTCTGTCCGTACAACATTGGTCCCGGTAAGTGTTTCCCGTCGACGTTTTACAGACGAATTAATGCAGGTGATCGAAAAGGTGCCTGCGAAGCTATTCGCTGGTGGATTAAGGACGGTGGCAGAGACTGCCGTATTCGTTCAAACAACTGTTACGGTCAGGTATCCCGTCGTGACCAGGAGAGCGCGCTGGCGTGCTGGGGAATCGACAGATAAGAAGAATATTTTGCTGAAAAATGAGGTTTGCTTACATGGACGGATAACACGAAATCCTGCAAATTGGCAAAATGTAAGTGAATAAAGTCAAAACAGTTGTTTAACACTCAGGCACCGTAATGATGCCTTTGTCATTTCTGCGCATCTCACGCGCATCTCACAACACAGAACCTTTCAGGATGACCCTTGAGGATACCGGTTTGGCTGTCGGTGCCTTTCTGTGGGCTGGATTCCTGTGAGACAAGGTTCATCACTAAAAGGAAATAACCGATGAATATGATGGCCGTGCCGTTTCACGGCAACTCTCTTTATGTAGTTAACCATAATGGCGAACCATACGTTCCCATGAAACCTGTCGTTGCGGGGATGGGGCTGGCCTGGCAATCACAGTTGGCTAAGTTAAGACAGCGTTTTGCGTCAACTATAACGGAAATCGTTATGGTTGCTGAGGATGGGAAACAACGCAATATGGTGTCCATGCCACTTCGAAAACTTGCCGGCTGGCTACAAACCATTAATCCCAACAAAGTAAAACCCGAAATCCGCGATAAGGTCATCCGGTATCAGGAAGAGTGCGACGATGTTCTTTACGAGTACTGGACGAAGGGTTTTGTCGTTAATCCCCGTAAAATGAGCGTGATGGAAGAACTCAACCAGGCTTGTGCTGACATGAAACGGGATAAAAACATTGCCAGTGTGTTTGCTACCGGGCTGAATGAGTGGAAACAGGTTAAAGCCGCGCATGTATCAAAAATCCGTACGCTGGTAAATGAAGCGAATATGCTGATTGATTTTGTCCTGGCTGATACAGGCAAAGGGAAAATAACAAAGGCGGATTGATGGGGTGGCTAATGATATCAGATAAACTCATAACGCTGGTGAAGAGCCTCTGTGTACTTGTCGGCATTTCATTTTTAGTCATGCTGGTTGCCATTTTCTTTTCCACCGCCTGGCGAGTCCTGACGTTATCGGGACTGGTGGGGTGAAAGAGAGATGAACCGTGTTCTGTGTGTGGTGATTATTGTCCTGGCGGTTGGCTATGGTGCGCTGTGGCTGGCAACAAACCATTACCGTGACAACGCGCTCACCTACAAAGCGCAGCGCGATAAAAAAGCCAGAGAGCTGGAACAGGCGAATGCCACCATTACTGACATGCAGGTGCGCCAGCGTGATGTTGCTGCGCTCGATGCAAAATACTCGAGGGAGTTAGCCGATGCGAGAGCTGAAAATGAAACTCTGCGTGCTGATGTTGCCGCTGGTCGTAAGCGCCTGCGGATCAACGCCACCTGCTCCGGTACCGTGCGTGAAGCCACCGGCACCTCCGGCGTGGATAATGCAACCGGCCCCCGACTGGCAGACACCGCTGAACGGGATTATTTCATCCTCAGAGAACGGTTGATGACAATGCAGAAGCAGCTGGAAGGGGCACAGGACTATATCCGCACTCAGTGCCTGAACTAAGTTTTGCTGATGCGCCGTATCGTCACCGTATTCCTGCATTAACAGAGACCGCAGCCAGACAGGGAGACTCCTCTGCGAGAGTGTGCGGGGATAATCAAAAACGATACACACCGGGGTTTACCGCGTTAACGGAGCGCGGTGTTGTCCCCTCATAGTCGCCAGTCCGGTGCGATGGTGGAAGAAACTGGATTTTGTTGCAAATGATAACCATTATCATTTTGCGGGTCCTCCTGGTGGGGTGGGCCTGAACACGGGGCGGGCGGGCGCGGAAAAAGGCGCATTTTTGTGATTTTATCGTCATCATCATCATGATGGTAACTTGTTGTTTTTAATGCTGTTAGTATTAAAAAGATGATGATTGTGGTTGTTTTTTGTTCGACATCTTTATATGGCGGCATTTCTTTACAAAAAAACAGAGTCACTTCTGTTCTGCGGTTTATGTGGAGGGATGTAAATGGACGGCGAGCTGAAAAATATGAAGTTAAATATTAATCAACTGGCAGCCCTTTCAGGTCTGCACCGGCAGACTGTTGCCGCCAGAATGGCGGATGTTCCTCTTGCACCAGGCAGTAATGAAAAGAAAAACTGTATCTCCTGACGGATTTGATAACTTCGTTGCTGGAAAAACCACCATCTTCCGAAGATGAGGATATGGATCCTCACGCTCGTAAGGCATGGTATCAGTCCGAGCGCGAGCGTCTTAAATTTCAGCATGAAACTGTTCAGCTTGTGCCAGTCAGTGATGTCAGGCGGTCCTTTTCTGTCGTGGTGAAAGCGATAGTTCAGGTACTGGAAACCTGGCCTGACCGGCTGGAGAGGGACAGGGGGTGGACTGCATCACAACTGAATGAAGTACAGATTGTGGTTGATGAGATCCGCGACACACTGGAAAAGGCAGTCATTGACTGTTGTGATGAGGCCGATATGTGAATCAGGTGAACGAGAGCCATAGCCGCGCATCCGATATCTGGCGCGAAGTGGCCTCGCTGTTTCGCCCACCCAGCCGGTTACCAGTAGCGGAAGCCATCAGGCGTTATATGCGGGTTCCACGGGGAGCCAATACTTCCGGTCCGTGGGAGTCATCGCTGACGCCCTATATGATTGACCCCATTAATACATTATCAGCCCGTGAATATGACGCGGTGGTGTTTGTGGGACCTGCGCGAACCGGGAAAACCGAAGGGCTGATTGATGGCTGGATTGTGTACGGCATCATCTGTGATCCGGCGGATATGCTGGTGGTGCAGATGACTGAGACGAAGGCGCGTGAGCATTCCAGAACGCGTCTTTCCAGGACGTTTCGCCACAGTCCGGAGGTCAGCAAGCGCCTCAGTCCTTCCCGTAATGACAACAACGTCCACGATAAAATGTTTCTTGACGGCTCCTTCCTGAAGATTGGCTGGCCGTCGATCACCGTCTTTTCCTCTTCGGATTACCGTCGTGTGGCGCTGACGGATTATGACCGTTTCCCTGAAAATGTGGACGGGGAAGGGGATGCCTTCACGCTGGCCTCAAAGCGTACCACCACCTTTATGTCCTCGGGGATGACCCTGGTCGAGAGTTCACCGGGGCGGGATATCACCGATACCAAATGGCGTTGTGGTGGCGCACATGAGGCACCGCCAACAACGGGGATCCTGTCACTGTATAACCGGGGAGACCGCCGCCGGTGGTACTGGCCGTGTCCGCACTGCGGGGAATATTTTCAGCCGGTGATGGATAACATGACCGGATACCGGAATAACCCGGATTTTGTGGCTGCCGGTCAGGCTGCCCGTCTGATGTGTCCGCATTGTCGCGGGCTGATTGCCCCTGAGCAGAAACGCGAACTGAATAACCAGGGGATCTGGCTTCGTGAAGGTGAACGGGCGGCGGCGGACGGCAGTATCACCGGAACGCCACGAAACTCCCGGATTGCGTCATTTTGGATGGAGGGGCCAGCTGCGGCGTTTCAGACCTGGGAACAACTGATTTTTAAACTGCTGGCGGCAGAAGAAGAGTATGAGCGAACCGGCAGTGAAGAGACCCTGAAAGCGGTGGTGAACACCGATATCGGACGACCCTATCTGCCCCGTTCAGCCACGGAACAGCGTAAAAGTGAACTGCTTGAACAGCGTGCCGAGCCGTTTCCCCGGCGATCTGTGCCGGATGGTGTGCGTTTTATTGAGGCAACGGTTGACGTACAGGGCGGTAAAAATCGCCGTTTTGTTGTGCAGATCACCGGATACGGAGAGCAGGGGGAACGCTGGATTGTTGATCGCTACAACATCCGGCATTCACTGCGCTGCAGTCCCAACGGTGAAAGTCTGCCGGTTGATCCGGCGGCATATCCGGAGGACTGGGATTTGTTGCTGACGGATGTGTTCCATAAAACATGGCCGCTGGCTTCTGATCCGGATGTGCGCATGCGTCTGATGGCCATGGCGGTGGATACGGGAGGGGAAGCCGGGGTGACAGATAACGCCTATCGTTTCTGGCGTCGTTGCCGGAGTGACGGACTGGGCAACAGGGTGTTTCTGTTCAAGGGGGATGGACTTCGCCGTGACAGGCTGATTAACCGAACCTTCCCGGATAATACCGGCAGAAGTGCCCGCCGTGCCAGAGCCAGTGGCGATGTCGCGCTGTGGCTGGTTCAGACGGATGCGTTTAAGGATCGTGTAAATAATGCCCTGTGGCGTGACACACCAGGGCCGAACTATATCCACTTTCCCGACTGGCTGGGGCGGTGGTTTTACGATGAGCTGACCTATGAAGAGCGCGGCAGTGACGGAAAATGGCGAAAACCGGGCAGGGGCGCTAACGAAGCGTTTGACCTGCTGGTTTATGCGGATGCGCTTGCCGTTCTGCATGGTTACGAAAAGATCCGCTGGCCCTCCGCACCGGACTGGGCACAGCGGGAAACGTGGCTCGTCTTCCCGCAGGAGCGTTCTGGTGAAACGGTATCCCCGGAACTGACGGCCGGGGCAGAAAAACGCCGTCGCCGGAAGAAAAAACTGCGGACGGAGCGTGCGGAAGATAATCCATGGATAACATCAGGAGGCTGGTTGTGAGCACAGAAGAAGCCAGAGAAATGATACAGCGGTACCGTGAAGCGGAAATGGCCGTACTGGAGGGAAAGTCTGTCATCTTCAACGGGCAGCAACTGACGCTGGAAAGCCTTTCTCAGATCCGCGCCGGACGTCAGGAGTGGGAACGCAGGCTTGCCGCGATGGTGAGCCGCAGGCGGGGAAAACCGGGATTTAAACTGGCGAGGTTTTAATGGCAATTATTGATGATGTGATCGGCGTGTTTTCCCCCGGGTGGAAAGCAGCCAGACTGCGTTCAAGGGCGTTAATCATGGCCTATGAGGCGGTGAAACCGACCCGGACACATAAAGCCCGGCGGGAAAATCGCTCTGCTGATCAGCTCAGTAAATACGGTGCGGTTTCCCTGCGGGAGCAGGCCCGTTTTCTGGATATCAATCATGACCTGGTGATTGGTGTGTTTGACAAGCTGGAAGAGCGGGTGATTGGTGCCAGGGGAATTATTGTGGAGCCTCAGCCATTACGAAAAAACGGGGAAATGGCGGCTGAGCTGGCTGCGGATATCCGCCGTTTGTGGGCTGAATGGTCCGTGAGTCCGGATGTGACAGGGCAGTATACCCGTCCTGTGCTTGAACGTTTACTGCTGCGGACCTGGCTGCGGGATGGTGAAGTGTTTGCGCAGATGGTCAGTGGTGCGGGAAACGGTCTGGAACGGACGGCGGGAGTGCCATTCTGGCTTGAGGCGATGGAGCCGGATTTTGTTCCCATGCGCACTGATGAATCCGCCGGACTGAATCAGGGGGTTTTTCTTGATGAGTGGGGAAGACCGAAAAAATATCTGGTTTATAAAAATTATCCGGTCAGCGGCCGGCAGAGTGATACGAAAGAAATCGCTGCCGGAAAAATGATCCACCTGAAGTTCACTCGTCGTCTGCATCAGACGCGAGGCTCATCCATGTTATCGGGGGTGCTGATGCGGATCAGTGCCCTTAAGGAGTATGAGGATGCGGAACTGACAGCGGCGCGTATTGCTGCGGCGCTGGGACTGTATATCCGTAAAGGTGACGGACAGGACTATGAAGATCCGGGGATCAAAGAGACCGAGCGGGAAGTCCATATCACCCCGGGTATTATTTATGACGATTTGCGCAAGGGCGAGGATATCGGCATGGTCAAATCTGACCGTCCCAATCCCAACCTTGAAACTTTCCGCAACGGCCAGTTGCGTGCAGTGGCAGCAGGCAGTCGTCTGAGTTTTTCCAGTGCGGCGCGTAACTATAACGGCACCTACAGCGCCCAGCGGCAGGAGCTGGTCGAGTCCACGGATGGTTACCTGATCCTGCAGGACTGTTTTATTGGCGCGGTAACCCGCCCGGTGTACCGGACATGGCTGAATATGGTGGTTGCGGCAGGTCTGCTGAAAATTCCGGCGGATGTGGAGATGAAAACGCTATATAACGCGACGTATTCCGGTCCGGTGATGCCGTGGATCGACCCGGTTAAGGAAGCTGAAGCCTGGAGAATTCAGATCCGGGGTGGTGCAGCGACAGAATCTGACTGGGTGCGTGCCGGTGGGCGCAATCCGGATGAGGTCAAACGTCGCCGCAAGGCTGAAATTGATGAAAACAGCAGACTGGGGCTGGTCTTTGATACTGACCCCGTCAACGACAAAGGAGGCAACAGTGCCGGAACTGAACGACAGTATCAGCGCGACACCGAAAGCCAGCATGAAGAATAAATCCTGGTTCAGGATGCAAGCTGGGGGGCCGGGTGACGCGGATATTTATATTTATGACGAGATTGGTTTCTGGGGAGTTACCGCGAAGCAGTTTGTCAGCGAACTGAATGCACTGGGTGATATCACCCACATTAATCTCCATATCAATTCACCGGGTGGCGATGTCTTTGAAGGCATCGCCATTTTTAATGCCCTGAAAAATCAGGGGGCGACCATTACCGTGTATGTGGATGGCGTTGCCGCCTCGATGGCATCTGTGATTGCGATGGCCGGTGATACGGTCATTATGCCGGAAAATGCCTTCATGATGATCCATAAGCCATGGGGATTCAGTGGCGGGGATGCTGAGGATATGCGCAGTTATGCCGATTTGCTGGATAAAGTCGAATCGGTACTGTTGCCAGCCTATGCGCAGAAAACCGGAAAAACCACCGATGAAATTGCCGCCATGCTGGCGGATGAAACCTGGATGTCCGGTGCCGAATGTCTGGCACACGGATTTGCTGACCAGGTGACACCCGCTGTTGAGGCAATGGCATGTATTCAGTCAAAACGTACAGAGGAATTTAAAAAGATGCCGGAATCCATCCGAAACATGATTACTCCGCCACGCAACAGTGCCCCGCGTGATACCACAGTGACAATCCCTGCACCGGCGGTAACAGAACCATCACCGGTACCGGCAGTGTCTGATGAGGCGACCATTCGCGCCCGCGTTATGGCTGAGCAGAAAGCCCGCATGTCAGGCATTAACGATCTGTTTGCCATGTTCGGCGGTCGCTATCAGACGCTTCAGGCACAGTGCGTGGCTGATCCTGACTGTTCGCTGGAAATGGCCCGTGAACGTCTGCTGAATGAAATGGGCAAGGAGTCCTCGCCGACCAACAAAAATACACCGGCCCATATTTATGCCGGAAACGGCAATTTTGTGGGGGACGGGATCCGCCAGGCGATGCTGGCCCGTGCCGGATTTGAAAATGTCGAGAAGGATAACGCCTATAACGGGATGACCCTGCGTGAATGGGCTCGCATGTCACTGACGGAGCGCGGTATTGGGGTGGCCAGTTATAACCCCATGCAGATGGTCGGGCTGGCGCTGACGCACAGCACCTCTGATTTTGGCAATATTCTGCTGGATGTGTCGAACAAGGGGCTGATCCAGGGCTGGGAGGAATCAGAAGAAACCTTCCAGAAGTGGACCCGTAAGGGACGCCTGTCAGACTTCAAAACAGCGTATCGCGTGGGGATGGGCGGTTTTGGTTCTCTGCGCCAGGTTCGTGAGGGGGCGGAGTATAAATACATCACCACCTCAGATCGCAAGGAGACCATTGCACTGGCCACTTACGGGGAGATTTTCTCCATCACCCGCCAGGCCATTATCAATGATGATCTGAATATGCTGGTGGACGTGCCGATGAAGATGGGGCGTGCGGCGAAGGCAACGATTGGTGACCTGGTCTACAAGGTGCTGACGGATAACCCGAAACTGTCCGACGGTAAGGCGCTGTTCCATGCCGATCACAAAAATATTGCCACCGGGGGGATCTCCGTTTCCGGACTGGATGCGGCCCGTCAGATGATGCGCCTGCAGAAAGAAGGCGATCGTGCCCTGAATATCCGTCCGGCCTTTATGCTGGTACCGGTGGCACTGGAGACGGTGGCGAACCAGACCATCAAATCGGCCAGTGTGAAAGGGGCGGATGCAAACGCCGGTGTCATTAACCCTATCCAGAACTTTGCTGAGGTGATTGCAGAAGCGCGTCTTGATGCGGCAGACCCGAAAACCTGGTATCTGGCGGCGGCACAGGGCACTGACACCATTGAAGTGGCCTGGCTGGATGGTGTGGACACGCCATACATTGATCAGCAGGAAGGTTTCACCACTGACGGCATTGCCACAAAAATCCGTATTGATGCCGGAGTGGCACCACTTGACTGGCGCGGGCTGGTGCGTTCGTCGGTGGCCTGATAACCGCGTTATCACAATCACTGCCCGAAAGGGCTTTTTTTATGCCTGAAAAACAGCCCCACAGGGGCTGTCCGGAGAAACAGCATTATGGCGAAAAATTTTGTACAGGACGGTACCACCATTGAACTGGTGAATGCCGGAGATCAGACCATCCTGAGCGGTGCTGCGGTGGTGGTCGGCAGTATGGTGGCCGTGGCCATTACCGATATTCCTGCCGGTGAGGCCGGTGACGGTTTTGCCGAAGGCGTGTTCCTGCTGCCCAAACAGTCTGCTGACGACATTCAGTCCGGCGCGGTGGTTTATCTGAAGGACGGGGTTGTGCAGCTGGCTGCAGACGGTGCGGTGGCAGCGGGGGTAGCCTGGGAAAATGCCCCTGCAAACAGCGCCACTGTGGCGGTAAAAATCAATGTCTGATCTGTTTACGCGAATGTGTTGCCGGATGGACGTGGCGACCGTTCGGGTGATGGGCAAACAGGCGGAGATTAACGGCGTCGTGTACGACGTGATGCCGGAGGAAGAGTCCGCGGAGATGGGGGCGCTTTCGGGCAGCCAGTTGTCACTGGTGGTGTTTTCAGCCCGGTACCGTCCGGCCCGTCATGATGTTGTTGTGTTTGCGGGGCGCACACTGACGGTGACCCGTTATGACACGTACAACGGTAAACCCCGGATTTTTGTCGAACAGGAATGAGTATGGCAATAAAAGGTCTGGCGCAGGCCATGAAAAATCTGGATGCAATTGATCGCCGTGCCGTTCCCCGGGCCTCTGCCACGACACTGAACCGAGTGGCGGGGGCCATTATTGCGAAAACGGCCTCTTCAGTTGCCAGGGAGCTGGCCGTTCCCCGTCGTCTTATCCGTGCCCGCATCCGGTTAAGTCCGGCACGACCGGATAAGGTTTACGCAAAGGTTTACATCAATACCGGCAACCTGCCCGCCATCAAACTGGGGGAGGCCCGCGTTCGACTTTCCCGCAGAAAACGGAGAAAGAAAGGACAGCGTGCGGCCCTGAAAGGGGGCGGCAGTGTGCTGATTGTGGGGAAAAGACGGATCCCGGACGCCTTTATCACCCGGCTGGCTAACGGACGCTGGCATGTGATGCAGCGTATGCCGTGGGCATCATCATCCACCGGCGCGGACAGCAAAGGGAGGCCGAAACGCCACCGTCTGCCGATCGAAGTGGTGAAGATTACGACTGCCGGACCGCTGGCAGAAACCTTTGAACGTGAACGGGACCGGATGTACCGGGAAAAATTACCGGCGCAGATGATGAAAGCCATGACGCATCAGTTACGCCTGGTGCTGAAAAGAAAATGACTGGGAGGGTGTATGAAACACCGTGAAATACGGGCGGCAGTTCTGTCTGCCCTGAAAGAAAATATTTCTGAGAGGGTGAGCTGGTTTGACGGTCGCCCGGTTTTTATTGATGAACAGGAACTGCCTGCTGTTGCTGTTTACCTGACAGATGCGTCTGCTGCTGACGAGTTCGTTGATGAGGGAACCTGGGAGGCGACACTGCATATTGAGGTTTTTCTCAGGGCAAAAGAACCGGACTCGGCACTGGATATGTGGATGGAAGAAAAAATTCTTCCTGCGCTGGAGGCAGTTCCCGGGCTCAGTGCATTACTGCTGAAGATGAATCTTCAGGGGTATGACTACCGCCGGGATGATGAGTTTATGATGTGGGGATCGGCAGATCTCCTGTGGAAAATTACCTACGAGATGTGAGGACGATATGGCAACACCAAATCCCCTTGAGCCGGTAAAAGGTGCCGGTACCACTCTGTGGGTTTACAACGGCAAGGGTGATGCTTATGCAAACCCGTTGTCAGACGATGACTGGCAGCGACTGGCTAAGGTGAAGGATCTGACGCCGGGCGAGATGACGGCAGAACCCTACGATGATAACTACCTGGATGATGAAGACGCGGACTGGACCGCGACCGGGCAGGGGCAGAAGTCTGCAGGAGATACCAGTTTTACGCTGGCCTGGAAACCGGGAGAAGAAGGTCAGAAAGGGCTTATAGGCTGGTTTGAAAGCGGGGATGTGCGGGCCTATAAAATCCGTTTCCCAAATGGCACGGTGGAT